GATAATGCCTGGTGTACAATAACTTATTCGAGCGGGAGTGCTGTCGATTCTGTGTTGGCGGGCATACCAAACATTGCCTGCGATCGTGGCAACATGGCCTGGGACGTAAGTTCGCATTCTTTGTCCGACGTGGAGAATCCTTACGTGGGAGACAAGATAGGGTGGCTACAAAAAATAAGTATGTGTCAATTCAACAAAGAAGAATTAAGAAACGGAGTCTGTTGGAAACACATAAGGAAAAGCATATGATAACTCACCATCTCAGCAATGGATGTAGTTTCAGCACAAAGAAAACCTATAACAGTTGCCATCAATATCTGGGAGAAAAATTAGGCATAGGTCCTACTATAAATTTGGCCAAGGGAGGCAGAGGCAATCGTCGTATCGTCAACACAACCATGAACTGGTTTTATCAGAATCCCGAAAGGATGAAAGATACTTTTGTGTCCATAGGGTGGACCACGGCATTCAGATATGACTATGCGAGCACAATGAAAACACCCAACGAAAAGACAGGTGGTCTCAAGGGCGAACTGTTAAAATTCTCTTATCAATGGGGCACGTGGCAACTGTGGCAACACGATTTCTTCATGAGAGACAAAGATTTTGACCTGGAACTAGATAGCACCATTAAGTTGTACGAAGAGATACTAATGTTGCAGATGTTCCTAAAACAACATAATATTCCCTATGTGTTCTATTGGGCACTGAGCAACGATCTACCAGAGAGTTCTGTAAATGGTAAAGACAGACCGGACCTAGCCCTTTTTAAAAAACAGATAGACACAAACAGTTTCTTTAATTTCGAGGCCTCCTCACACGTCAAAGACAATGTGCAGATGCAGATCAATAACAGGAGCAGTGCCGATCACAAGGTGCAGGTGGCCAATGAGGATTATGTGCAGAGCCAGTTCGAGTACGTGGCCAAGAACGGATGGACCAAAAGTGAGAACGATGGACACCCTAATCAGCAAGGTCATCACAAATGGGGACAACTGCTCTACGAGTTTGTCAAGGATAGGAAACTGTTGTAGTTTTTGGTAGGTACCCGGAATTTATTTCCTTCATTTTTGATACGAACTCTGATCTGTGCTTGTCATTCCATTTGAATTTTGCTCTGCTACACGTGTTACAGATCATGTTCTTTTTTTCGTCTGAATACTGCTGACTGTAAATCATGTTATGGTATTTCCTTAAATTATTCCATGCTCCAGATATTCCTATGTCAAAAACATTGCCAAAGTTTGTCTGCTTGGTGGCATCATCACAGCACAGTACTGCTGTGCCGTCCACCATTACTTCTAACCTCCGCAAAATTTTTCCGTGCACCATTGCACACCCTGTAACAAAGTTTTTTTCATCGATCTTAAATTGTAAGCCGTCGTCGTCGAACTTGTTGTACACGAGTCTGTTTTCTAACCAATTGACTTTCTTTTTGACCTTGCCTAAGGTGAGAGACATCAACTGTGCAATTACCGGTCCATACTCTTTCACAGTTGGTGTTTGATTCTTGTGTTTCAATCCGATATTCATCTTGGCGCTCAGTTCCGGATACTTGTCTTTGACCATTTTCAATCTAGATTTTGTTACATTCCAATCTAGGTCCATGAATTCTTTTATTTCTTTTTCGTTATAACCGATTATCGAGATATTAATATTGGCAAGATTTTTTATGTATCTTTTCATTATGTCGCATTTTTTTTCTGAGAAACTCACAGCGTTTGTTGTGATAATAACTTTTAGATCGTGTTTTTCGGCAAGTTCAAAAACTAGTTCTAGGTCTTTGCAAACCAACGGATCAGAGTACCTCCATGGTTGTATGGTTGCCTTCATTTTTGGAACATTGTGTTTCTCAAGCCCCGCCGCGAACTGTCCTATCAGTTCTCCGATCTGTGCCTCGGACATCTTTTGTCCTCTATACTCTTTGTCTTCTTGCAAGAATGTGTAAGGACAACAGAAACATTTTGCGTTGCAGAGATTGACCGGTTCAAAGGCCAGTTCCACAGGAGTGGGCAGTGTTTGATCTATCATCGACTGTATTTAAACTTATTTGATAACTCTAAAAGCGGCCTGATACATGCAGGTCCTTCTTATTGGCGCGACTGCTCTGTCAAAGTTTCTTAACCATTCGTTGAGAGCCAACCATTCGCCATTGGGCCATGTTGACATCTTGCCCGACATTCTGAAGTTTGCCATTTCGTCAAAGACCAGGATCGTCTCTGGCACTATTCTGTCGTTGAGTTTTTCCAACACAGTCTTGGCGGACGAGTAAAGGTCGCAGTCTATGTGTACATAGGCCATCGGTCCTGGATGTCGATCCTTCCACGGATCGATCGTGTCCTCAAACCATCCCTTGTGACACTTGACGTTCGTTGGGAAATTGGGCACTTCAACTTTCATGTCTCCCTTTTGATAACTGTTACTACCATCATACCATTCCTCTGGCAAGCCTTCCCAACTGTCAAAGGCGTGTATGACCTGATGGGGTTTTGCTTCCAATAGATAATTCATGGTCTGTCCTTCTCTCACTCCAAACTCGGCCCAGTGTCCTTCGATGAATGTGTCCTTGGCAGTGTCGTGCATCCACTTCCTCCTGGTAGCATCTATTGAAAATTTTTTAAGATTGTCAGTGGTACCTCCCGTACGATATACCACGGTCACTGGCGAGAACACCATGTCCGACAACAGTTTCTTGTTGTGTTGCCCGCCGTACTTTTTCAGGTCGTTGGACAGTGCCTTGTGTACCTGTAGTGCGGACTTGACGTGATGTATGCTGTCCACCGGTGTTTCTGTTTTTGTGCTGTTCATGTAGTATGCCTATATACTACATTGTACTTAGGATTTTTTCAAGTTCTTTTTTCTCTTGGAAACTTTTTTACCATGTGCCTCGGGCAATATGGTATGCATCTTTAATAGGTATTTTGTGAGTGGACTGTGAGGATTATAGGTACAAACGGGGTTTTTCTGCGCCATTTGTTTAGTAGTTATCATGAGATGGCCATAAGGGTGGTGAAATAACATACCACCCTCATGTTTGGAAATGCGTATCGACTAGAATTTAAACTTGATTCCAGCCGCCATGTCGTTGGTATCTGTGCCTGATACAACATCAGTCATTTGATAACCAGCGTACATGCTGAAGTTGTCGCCGAATTTCTTCTCTGCTCCAACTGTTGTGTAGGCGGTTCCGCTCTTGACTTTACCATAACCCACTGAGAACGTTGTGTCTCCCACTTGGTGTGAAGCAACGTACTCGTTGGCTTTGGTGTCAAGGTTGGTTGATTCCACTGTCTTGATTGTGTGGTTATAACCAATTGTTGTGGCATCTGTGATGTCAAATGATGCACCAACACCCTTGTACTCGATGTTGTTCACTTTGTCATCCGTGTAAGCGATACCCACGTTTAGGTTGTCGCTGACGTCCATAGAGGCCGCTGTCTCGTACACGTCAACACCTGATTTACCAGTTGAACCGTCAACTTTTACCAAGTTGTCGATCTGGATCGCGCCGATGCTGTTAGAGTAGATCACTGTGTGTGAGTCCCTGCTGAACAGTACCTGTGCGGCGCTGGCGCCGTATTCTGGGAATACATCTGTCTTAGATGTGACAGCACCCTTGAACACAGAGTTCTGTCTTCCTGCTGATAGCACACCCGCGTTGCCCATGTCAATACCAGCGTATGCTAGTTTTGAATCAAATGGTGATGAACCAGAGTCATCCGCGTCGATGTCCACTTCTAACTTGGCGAAGCCGTCGATGCCTTCCGCGATGTTGCTCGAAAAGTCAACACCAATGCTGGAACCGTTGTTCTCCGCTTTTGCTGTTGCCACTCCCGAAGAGTTCTCGTTGTTTGAAACCATGTAGTTCAGTGAACCATACACTTTCATTTCCGAGGCCTTGGCTTGTTTCGCCGGTGACAACAGTGCTACCGCAACCGCTATCAAGGCAACTATCACTAGACCAATGATGGTTTTTTTCTTGTTTATCTTCATGTTTTTTGTCTCCTGTTAGTATGTGCATATGCACAATTCGCCTATTATATTACAAGTTGTATTCCTAATACAACCAGAAAGATAGATCTAATATTAGATTTTTTTTGGTTATGGTAGGAAGAATTTTTTGTCGATATAATATGCTATGTTATTTATCACATAACAAATCGCATAGACCTCAAGAAATCTTACGCAATTTTACGCTTCGCTTGTTTTTAAATTTTACGCTTACGCAGTTCTTAATTTTATTTCCGCAATAACATTTTCGTATGTCTTTGTGTCGTTTGGATGATAATTTTTAATATTTGGTATTTGTTCTATGTCTTTGCACCTGTTGAGTATAGAATCCATGAATTGGAGATTATCATCTTCACTAAAATTATTTTTAAAATACTCTTTATTTTTTAGATAACTGCTTAATGAAAAACATTTACTTTGATGCTCTCTGTTGGTTATCATGTCGAGCATCGAACTCATGTTTGATAGAGAACACTTATCGATAAATGCTGTGGAAATTGATAATTTACATTTGTGATTTATTTTTGATATCAGGCTGTAATGATATACTTCGAGCAATTTCTCTAATAAAAAATTAATACCGCAATCTATACGTTCTTGTTTTTTTATATTTTTTAATACTTTCCATTCCTCATTGCCTCGTAAACATTCGCTATAAAAAATAAAACAGTGAATGGTATCATGCTGTTGGGATAGACGGTCTATATCTTTAACCGTCTGTCTGTTTATTTGTTGATTCCAATTTCCCGCGACCGCGGAATTTACAACAAGATTGTTTTGGAAGTTATCAAACAAACATTCTTTAAAAAATCTGTTATCACACCAACTATCACCATTTACATAAATTACATCATTGCTCTTCATCAGAATGTAACTCGTTAAGCAGTTGTCTCAACTTGCTTCCTTCAACAGTTGCATTGACTTTGGCTATGTCGTCACCTTTACGTGGATCAATATCCAAATCTCCTCTAGCATCTGTTTTTTGTTCTGCGGGTGATATTTTGCTTTTTGTTTTTAAATTATCAAACATTGTGGTATTTTGTTTTCTTGTTTGATAATCGTTGCCTGTTTCTTCCTCTAAATTTCTAATTCTCAATGTGTCAACATCAAATTCCAAGTCTACCTTTTGTCCTACACCACTAGAACTTCTAGTTTTCATAAACTGTATTTGATATCTGCCACGTTCTTTCATTGCTCTACTGGTAAAAATACCAATAACATTATCTGCCGTTTGTACTTTAGACAATCCACCCGCAATATGCGAATGATCAAACTCGATTTCTTCGACAGATGCTCTGTTTAATTGCGATGCTGTTACCATGATCATTTGTGATTCTGTAGCAAAATTTCGTAATTCTTCCGAAACATATTTGTCTTTAATAAACAAATCCGCCGGACTAACTTTTTTAGATTTTGGCATCATAAGATCTAAATAGTCGATTAATATACAGTCAATTTTTTTCTTCTGTTTGATTTGTAATTCTTTAATGTATGCTTTGATATCGTTGACATTACTACCGCTTGGTAGATACTTAATTTGCATTCCACCTGATTTCTTTGACATCATTTTGACCTTCATCTCAACAGAAGCAAGGTCTTTCATTATTTGCCTTGTGGGAATGTTTGCCAACATAGAATCCAATCTCATGGCACACAAGGACTCGCTTAACTCAAATGATATGTAAGCACAGTTCAAGCCAGCGGTCGCCCAATTCACTGCAAGGTTCTGCAGGAATAAACTTTTACCCGCTCCCGATCCACCCGCAAAGATGTTTAGTTCTCCTCGATTGAATCCACCGTATAACTTTTTGTCAACACTTGCCCATCCTGTGCTGACTTGTCCGTTGGAGTTTTTTAATTTTTCTAGTCTTGCTTTTGGATCTTCGAAATAATCTGTTCCTAGGTCTTTGGTTAAACTGATACTCACTGCCGCCTTAATTTTATCTTCAACAGGATTGTAATCACCTTTTTCTAAAAGATCGGCCGATTCAAGTATTGCCTTCTCCATTGCTTTATGTCTTGAAAAAGTTTCAAACTCGTCTAATAACCAACTGAAATGGGATGGGTCTAGATCTTTTGCAGATTTTAATTTGATATCGTGCTTGGCATTAACTTGCTCAACCTCTGGCATAAGTTTATATTCTTCGGAATAATCTTTTATAAACTTTGCAATTGGTTGTAGTTTTCTATCAAAACTATTTGGTTCGAAAATATTTTGTGCTCTAGCAAACGACTCGGCATCCGCCAAAAACATTTCTAGATATAATTTTTGTACATCAAAGGTATAATCAGCCATACATTTTTCTCTTCAAATCGATTTTTAATTTATTAGACTCTGCACTTTTTACAATACTTTGTAAAACAAAAATCCTTCCATATTGTAACACAGCCTCCGCTACATCATCAACACCTTTTTCCCACTCTGGAAAAGCCACGCTCCACCCAAACTCTATTGCTTGATCAATTAGTTTTTGTCCGGGTGCATCTCTGTCTGGGACAACAATTACCTGTCGTCCTAACCCATTTATCAGTTCTCGTTGTGTATCATTTATCTCTGATCCTAATATGCTCACTCCGGATATGGTAATTGCATCAAACGGTCCTTCCGTGACTATCACGAATTTTCTTGACCAATCTTGTGCATCCATATTGAACACATACCCTGGTTGTGTTTCTGTCCAATATTTCACTTCCTTATTGCGTGTGTCAAACAGCCGTCCTGTATGACCCACTATATCTCCCCTCCAATAGAACGGTATCAACACCCTCCTATGGAAGTCTCCGGTTTGATCCGGTGAATAATAAAAGTCGTACCAGTCTGCACCTATGCCTCGTTTCTTGAGATAGTTTAGTAGTTGATCTATCTTTTCGTATTGAGTTTGTGTGAGGTCGTGTGCAATATATTTTTCAAGCCACGACGAAAGTTTGTAAGAGTTTTTTGGAAGTTTGGTAGTTTTAAAGGTTATAAATTTTTTCTTTTCAATTTTATTTTCTTCCTCATTTTCTTCATATCGCATGGCCTCGATAACAAGTTTACGAATTGTTTCTTCGGTCATTCCTAACCAACTCATAAATTGCTTCATCTTGAAATTTAATTTTCTTCCAATGGTGTAGTTTGCCTTGTATCCACAATTAAAACAATGATACGATAATGCACCGTCGGGAGTTATCATTACTCCCCCTCGCTTTCTTTTATCGATGTTTTCGCCGTTGTAAGTACAGCAAGGAGCATTGAAAGATAACCATCCACTTGGGGTTTTTTTCTTGCCAGCAGGCAACGAATTCAGAATTGTGCTCTGTATCAGATTCATTAAACTATTTTAATGTCTATATAGGATTTTGTCAACGGTGCCCGTATTACCAGTGGCGTTAGAATAACTAAATCTCACGGATTGGTACACACCATTAAAATTTTGGTAAGTTACTTTTGATGATGACGAAACAGTTACATTTGCAAGTGTGAAATAATCTGCATCTACCGGTGAAGTGGTTACCATGGTTCCCTGTATGTCCACCTGACCGGAAAAATTGGTTGTGTAAATGGCCGCTGTGTGAAGAGCAGAATTATTATTTTTTCCAGGATATGCATTGATGGCTCCGGAAGTTTTTGACAGTGGTCCGGTCGTCACTGGAAAATTTGTAATGACCTGGCTTGGTTGAAACTGAGGATAAGCACCATCGAGTAATTCGATAGTGCCCGAACTTACATAACTTGTATCCGCATATGTTACCAAAGTACTGCCGTCTGTTTTAATTTCGTTGATGGAATATTCATAAAATTTATTGTCCAAATCCAATAAATCACCATCTGTTATTTCAACTCTTGCTGTGCCTCTGGTGTTTATTGTGCTACCATCATCTAGCACCGTTAGATAACGTGTTAATACTGCTTTTTTACTTTCGGTGTCGATAATATTGAATTGATAGGTTTTATTTGCTATAATCTGTTTCTTTTGATCCTCATTTTTAAACGTGAATGTTATAGGATTTCGAACCCCCCTGTATATTTTTAGACGTCTATCGTACACTTTTGAGTTCCTCCCATGAAATCCATTTTGGTAAACGATTATCTCGTTTAATAGTAAATACCTTGATACTGTTTGCATAGTACATATTTAACAGTATTTATAGATAGAGCATGAACAAGATTTTTGAAACATTAAAGGAAAAATTTCCATTTTTAACCCTTATACGCAAAGGATCGTTAGAATTTGTGGGTATTGTACAAAATCAAGACACACAGGTCACTAGTTTTTACGACTATGGTAGAATTATGATGCCTCAAGACAAGATGAAATTTTTAAAACTAGGCGAAACATGGTGGTGGGAATCAAATAGAAAAATACCAATCAACATATTTTTGAAAAAAGATTTTGCTTACTTTCGTCCCACATTGGTGACTCTCTCTACCAAGGATATAGAAATAGTACACGGTCACGTGGTCAAACTCTATGAGATTTCTAAAAAAAGGGTTAAGCGTAAGACGATACAACTAATGCGAAGGCCATCAAACTAATCTATCTGCGAAATTACTAGATTATTTTTCCAAGAATTGAATCTAACTTTGAATTTCCACTTTTTATTTTTATCAAAGGTGTAACAGCACATATTCCAGACGCTGGAGGTAGTAGGAGTGAGAGGAAATTTATTTCCCATAAATTCCAACAACCAGTCTATTTTCAATTTAGGCTCTATATAATTCACGGTCGATAGTTCTATTATTTTTTCAAAAGCATTTATTTGCGATTGTAGATTTCCGTTGACATCAAATGTTCCTACATTTACAGGGGTCGTATATATTACCGGGTCTTGAATTATTCTCGAGCCGTGTAAGTTTATGTCTTGATCTGTGTTGACCTCTGTGGCATAACCTTTTTGTCCAATAGGGATATATGAGTCTCTATAATTTTGTATGGCACGATTGACCGCATTTCTGTATTTCTCATTAATTTCTACACCCGGACGAAACTCTCCTTCTTCATACTTGCCCTCCACTATACTAACATTTAATTCTATACTCTGGGGAATCGAAATGAACTGATCGCTCAAATTAAATTTTTTATAGACATGATCCGATATGTAGGAAAAGTTTTGTATGAAGAGATCGTTGGAAAACGTCTCACTCATGAAAACATCTATGGGTTCCGAGTTCATCAAAGCACCGTCGCATTCTAAAAAATCATTATGGAATATTTTTATCTTGTCAGACAGTCCTGCTTCCTCCACTAGATGTTTTGATAGTTCGTAATTTTTCTTGTCTATTTCAAATGCATATACTTGCTTGGCCCCCGAGTCGACGGCCATGACAGATAAGATTCCTGTGCCACTGCCAACGTCCAACACGGTTTTGCCTTCGACGCCTGCCAGGCAGTTTTTGTAAAAAATGTTCCTGGGTGCATAGTTAATCATGGGAAGATCCACGCCGAACCCAGAATGGAAATTTATGTTTCTTAGAAAATAATCTTTATTGTCTTTCATTTTTTATCAAGTTCATTTGAACCACTATTGCTTGTGCATATGCAACGGCATGAGATTTCTTAAAGAAATATGAACCGTCATTTGGTCGGACCCAGACCTCCTTTAGTATGGTCTGCCAATCTTTATACATCAATCCTCTTTTGGCCGGTCTTATAATGGCCAACACCGCCGCAAGTTGTTCTATGTTTTTAGGCTCTAGTTCTTTGACTATATCGTAATGACCGTTTAGATGGAATAATTTGTCAACTGTCGATTTGTCTTTAAGCATGTTCCAGTCGGGTTCTTCTATCATTAATTTTACTAAATGCTCTTCTGATTTGACATCTTTATATAAGTTAACGTTCAAACAATCGATCTTAAAATATCCTCTCTCCTCGGCCTCTTTATGGTCCAGGCTCGAAAATCCGTTGACAATATCAGTAGGAACGTCATGAAAATAAACTCCGGTTTTGTGTTTTTCTGCCGATTCGTTTTTTATTATCGACGCCGGGGTGTGCTTAAACAACTTGAGAGCCTTGTCTCTATCGAAAAAATCTATATCTACATCTGGCATTTTTAATTTAATTTTCTCCTGTCAAAATGTTCAAACACTTTTAATGAAGCGTCTTTATCAAACAATTCTAATATCTCGATCATTTTTTCCGTACCTTTATTTTTTTCTAATCCGTCTTTTATCTCGGGCAAAATTAATTTTCTAATTTTACCTTCTTTTGAAATTACTATCAAACTATCCCCCATTTCAAAGTTTATCGTGTCGTCGATGTATGTTTTGTCAGACAATTTTTGCCTCCCTGGCTGTCTCCTGCACGAACAGAACATCTGCTGGATAATTTTTGAATTTGTTATTCCAAAAATTTGGATCTATAAATTTTTGTATCATTTGTAATTGTTCGTCCGTAAAGGATGTTAACATGGTTTTACCTGCTTTACAACCAAGTACTAACCACGGAGATATTTTACCTGCCTGTATATGTTGTACGGCTCTCGGAGTGTTAACTAATCGAAAATAATCCGCCCATTGCACATTTTGTTCTTCTGCCCAGTCCATCATGGTCTGTATACTTCTACGCAAGGCCGCTTCAACGGGTTCCGTTTTGAGAGTGTCTACGAGATAAATTTCGTAAAGGTCATCTCGAGCCCAATGGTCTAGTTTTATCTTTGATAATATCACATAGTCTATATACTTTTCCGGATATATTGGATTTATATACATCATATATCTACCAAATTTGACAAATGCGTTGTAGTACGAACTTTGACAAAATTGATCGTATGTTTTGGTTTTTGTATTGTTCTGATGTATCTCGTAAAATCTTTGGAATACCATAAAACCGTTCTGCACCCATTTTTCATTTTTTTGAAGATGACGCCGTTTTGGTTCACACACATGAACCTGGAGAGTTCTTTCTTTCTGAAAACTCTTGCCACAATAGGTACAGGTATTAAGATTGTTGTCCATGTGCCTCTAACAGTTCTTCCAGTTCTCCGTCTGTGATTATCTTATCGAGGGTTTCAACATCCGATTCCTTCATTGACGGAAAGATATCTAATAGTTGTTGCATACTTTTGTTGGCGGTCTTCTTCATTGGTTTTACCCATGGATGGAATTGTTGTTTAAGTGAGCCGCACATAGCAGTCAGCATCCAACACAATTTTTTATGTTTGCCGGACAAAGTAAACAGATGTTTGTTCACGCACTCGTTAACCATTTCTACATAATGCTCTTGATAAAAACGATCCCCGGATACAGAACTTGCATATCTCATGATCATATATGGAGAATATAAACTTCTCTCCTTGTCATCGATCCTATCATAATAATCTTTATTGCGGAAATCGATAGCCTTCATTCCGTTGCGAAGTTCAAAAAATTTTTTATTTTGTGAGGTGCCCATATTTCAATCTAAACATTGTTGCTGTTTTTTCATTTAAAAATTCTACTATAATATGATCTTTTTTGTCTAGAACATTTTTAATAGGCATCTGTGAATGTATTTCGTCGAGGTGTTGTTTAGTATGCTCTAGCCACTGTTGGTCCATTAGTATAGAATCTCTACCTATTTTTATAACAGGTTTTTTAATCTTAATTTGATTTTTTCTTACCATACTGAGCCATAATCCAAGTTTTCGCATTGCTTTGAAATATCTTTAACAAAGTAAGCACACTTTGGGTTCTTGCCATTTTGTAAAGGTATCGCAAGTATTTGCCCCGATTTGATCTTTGGAAAATACCATTTGACTTCTTGATATATGTCTATGATGTCGACTTCGAAAAATTCGGGTTTAGATCCAAGCAACGGATTAAATGTGAATGCCTCAAAGCCTCGATCGTTCAAACTAGTTATAGGTAATACGTGTAACTCTCCCTGTTCTGCTTCTCCTATAACCATCTTCCAGTCCAAAGGCATAGAGAGTTTATATGGACCAATTTGCAATACTGCCGCTGGTGCATTGAAAGATTCTAGGAATATCAATGGTATGAAAAAATAATCTGGATCGGTAGGATTGGAATTATCTAGAACTGCAAAACGCAAATTGTCATCGACATATTCAGGGATCTTCTCTAATGTATAAGTTCTATTTTCTAGTGTAAGGATTTTCATATTCTATCTTCTCTATATTATACGGATAATTGGCCTCTTTGTAAAACTTTTTTCTTTCTGTTAAGTGTCTTTTTGCAAACTTGCAACTGCTGGTAATGTCCCATATCTGTACGCTATCTTTATCCTCGGCCTTCCTAATACCACGTCCTATAGATTGAATCACTCGCACAAATGACTTGCCGGGTTCTATGAGAACAAGATTAAAAATACGAGGAATATTAATGCCCACAGAGGCCACTCCATATGTGGCAATAATAATCTTATTTGTTGCAGTAGATACTTCATCGTAGTGCTCCTTTCGGTCTGTGTTTTTGGTTGATCCTGAAATGAATGTTGAATCCTTTAGTTTCTTTTCTAAAATCTCTCCAGCGGATATCCTATCCACAAGTATCAGTGTGTTGCCTGATGTTGCTATGCTTTTAATGGTTCCTGCGATCCATTCCATTCTGGTCTCGTCTGTGGTCAACCATTTTAATTCTTCTTGATAGTTTTTAAATGCTGGATGATCCTGTGTCTGCAGAATGTTGACATCACACTGTGCCAGTACACCTTTGTCCTGTAGTTCTTTTGCGGCGATACGGTTGGTCACTTCCCCGATGGAACATCGCAATCCGTAGAATTCAAAATTTGCTTTGGGCACAGTCCCCGTCAGTCCCCAACGTATGCCACAGTGGGCAAATGGTCCGGTCAACATTCTTTTTAGTACGTCGGCTTTGGCCATGTGCACCTCATCAACAATCACTGTGTTGATGTTCTTTATCGCTTCTGCGAATGCCTCCGAATCCTCGTCCTTGCTTTTTTTCTCTAACACATTCAACGACTGCCATGTGGCGATCGTGTTCTGTCGACCCAACTCTTTCCTGTCACCATAATAAACTCCCACGTCGAGATTACACGTAATAAAATCGTCCTCTGTCTGCGTGACGAGACTTTTGTTTGGAACAATTGTCAATGTCCTTCCATAGTTTTCAACCAGTTTACATAATGTTGCCGTGATGATGGTCTTTCCTGCTCCCGTGGCGA